CCCAGGCGCGCTTCAAGAATGCTGGAGAAAATAGGGCTCATCTGGCGCTCGCGCAGCGGCTCGTCACCTTCGCCGTTGTCGATAATGGTCAGGTCATTGTGCATTTCTGTGGACATCCGGACTTCCTCATCAGGTTATTAGAATCAACCCGGATATGATGGGAATCATAGATGACAGAAAGGCATCCGAGACGTGAAGCTTTGACGGCGTTTACGCGACGGAAAAATGTATCGGATATGACAGCGTAAAACGCGCAAACCCCGACCTGAAGGTCATTTCTGAGTCGGGGCTATAAGGTGAGGTCAAAGGTGAAATCGGCTGGACCTTTATATGATCGACTTAGCCAATCCAGCCTCAACCGTAGCCAGGACGTGCACGCTGAACGAACGAACCATGCGCAGGCCCAGGTCAACCTATTTCGGGAACAAGGGGAAGTAGAATCACACCGGGGCAGCAGAGCCACCACAATAAACAACGCCCCGGTCTCGGGGCGTTGAGTTTCGCATCTGGCGGAGAGTCAGGGATTCGAACCCTGGGAACTGTTGCCAGTTCAACGGATTTCGAATCCGTTTGCACCCCTTATAGGGCGGGCCTGCGATCCGCTGCAAGGCCCTAGAATCGCACCATTCCACATGACGCTATGGCGTGCTTAGGGGATCATGGGGGAATCTACTGCACCAGGACTCCCCCAGCTTAGCGCACTTGCACCCCATACAGGCGGCACTACCCGAGCAAGCTACTGATTCGTAACAAATAGCGCCGTTTTCAGAGCGGTCTTTTTGTGGCAATTCGAGCGTTTCGCCACCTTGCAAATCAATGGCTTGCGCGGCAGTTTTGCGCATCTCGCCCGGCCGTCTGGCCAAACTGAGAACCCCATCACTCCCCCGCGCAATCCCTTGCGCTACTATCCCTCTGCGGGAATCATGGCCCGCACCTTGTGAGAAGTACCGGGTTAAGCAGTCCCGGTTTTACTTCTCCGCCCACGCAGTCCACCCAGCATTGCCTGTAGCAGTTGTTCGGACAAACAGCTTGTTTGTTGCGGCCTCAACAAACCGCTGCATGCGAATAGTTGATCCAGGCAGCGCCCCGCGGGTCTTTGTCTCCACCCAGCCCGTTACCGCTCCCGGCTTATTCGTCGCACCGCTCCCGGCAAACAGCTCGATATCGTAGTCAATATCGTTGAGGTTTCCGACAAACTGCGATGGCGAGCCAATCAGCTGCGTCACATTCTCAAACGCGGATGACTCCAGCCCAACCACCCACTTGCGCTTCCAGTACCGACTCAAGGACCACGCGCCCCCGTGCATCGACAGCCACTCGACGGACACAAGCGCTGATGACCATTGAGTGGTCAGGTCGCCGATATACACCAGCAGCTCGCCGCTTGCACTGGCCCCAAAACGTACTTCGTGACTAGCGCCTTTCAGGTCATAAGCGATGGGGCTTGACCAGGTGGCGCCGGTCCCGGCAAACGCGCCAATATCCAGCGTGCAACCGAGGCGGTTGGATACGGATACATTCACCTTCATGCGGATATTTGAATTGTTGAACCCCGGCACGGGCAGCTTAATGCGTATGGCCCCGGTCTGGTTGCCATTGCCTAGATACTTTTGGGCGTCAATAGGCCGGCCTGCAACTACCCGGCTGTTGATGTTTCCGGCTTCAAGCTCGCGCCAGATAAAGCCGTCATCGTCCAGAGCGTCACGATCGTTAAGGATGGCCGAGTCCCAAGTACCCAGCCCGCGTGACGCCTTGCCTTCCATATGCTCGTTGCCACGGAATATGCAGTTGTCAGGCGTGTTTACCGGGTCGCGCATGCCGGTTGCAGGGTTCCAGTCATCATATATCTGATATGTAACACCGTGCAGATTGAAGGTATTGTGCTGGATAAGGTTGACACCAGGGTTTGCGCCGACAGTACCAAGACCTTCACAATAGAAGTTCACACGGCCAAGCAAACAGGCGGCTATATTCAGGCCTATGCTTTTTCGGATATAGATTCCAAGCGGGCCGGCGTCAAAGATATTGACGCCGGTAATCGCCTCCCCGTTAGTAATCTCGTCAGCAACAATGGCGGCAAGTTTGCCGTGGTTCATGGTTCCACCAGTTATGCTGCCGTGGCTATTGTTTGCTCCTCCACGGGTCACAAAGTTGACTCGATTGTGGTCTGTGTTACCACCGGTTAGAGTGTTGTTGCCGCCACGCTTGTAAACTCCGTAGACGTTCCAGCAAATCGAATTGTTCAGGTATTTCATGTACTCGGACTCTTCAAGGATGTTAATACCCCCGAAGTTGAACGCGATTCGATTGTCCTTGATGTTTGAATCGAGACCCTTTGCACCCAGCCCGATAGCGTTGTTCTGTGCTGTTTCAATTGCCCAGCCAGGGAAGCGCGTAATCTCGCAGCCGATAACTTTGGACGACTGCCGCTGCGTTTTGATTGCCGTTAAAGCGCCAACGCCCTTCAGCGCTATAATCTCATCAACGGTGTTTGCATAGGTCACGCCATCCGTCACATCCGGCTCGGAGACCATCGGCCCGGTAATAGTCAGGTCTTTTATCAAGCCCTCGTCAGACACGTTGAACACGACACCTGTCATGCTGGCATCACAGATAATGTTCGTATGCCCGCGCAGGCCGATTAGCTGCTTGTTGACTAGGGTCGTTGAGCATGTCTCCGTTATTGGGAACGTCCCAACCATATAAACTGTGTCCGCGATAGCGAACGCATTCACGATACGGGGCATGGCATTAGTTTCGCCAGCAAGCGGGCGCAGTGTAACGTGAGTGAATCTCTGCTCCACCTCCTGCCGCAATACCGCATCACCAACAGAAACAAACATCCCGCTTTCGGGCATCCCTGCGCCAGTCGTAGTGTACGGAAGTTCCGTTAATGCAGCGGCTCGCCAAAACTCGCCGGACTCTCGGATGACTTGGTTGTAGGCTGTAACTTCAATTCCCGCTTCATAGTCGCCCAGGAACTGATAGCCGGCAGATGCAAGAAAGCTGCCGAATGAACTGCTCATGCCGCTCATTGTGCGCAGCGTATCGCCAAGTCGACCCAGAACCGTTGCCTCTTCGCTGGTCGCAAACTTGTCAATGATTGCGGCGTTATCAATCAAATCCCGAGGATCTTCCGAGCCAATCGGGTTGCCGGTGTTATAGGGCATTGTCATTTCTCCATGCATGCGAAAGCGCGCCGCGGGCTTGCAGCGTTCGACTGGGTGTTAGGGGTTAAGCCGGCGAGCTGTCGTCGTCGGCGTAGAAGGTGTCGCTGTACTCGACTGCGGCTAACTGAGTGGCGCCGTCCGTGCCGGGTTCGATTTCCTGAATCATCACTGAGTAGCCGACGCGGGAAGAGTCGGCGAGCAGCAGCATTGCCGGATCGATCGACAGATCAGTGACCAGCTCGAAGTCAATCAGGGCTTCGGGTACGGATAGCGTGTACTCGTCAATCTGGGTCGGCGTGGCCAGGGCGGTCACCGTGCCGTCATGGCGCCGGATCATGCAGCGCGGCTCGTTGATGTCCCAGTCGAAGGGCTCGGTCACGGTCAGCAGCGCAAGGCCATCAACGTAATCGGCATCAACGATCAGGGCCGACTGCGTAGAGCCGGGAATGTCGTCAGCCAGAATGATGTGGTCGAGGTATTCGTAGTTGCGCGCATCAAGCTCAGTCGAGGCATCGAAGCTCAAGCGCTGGCCTTGGTGCTTTCTCAGGCGGCGCATGCCGTAGCGCCAAGCAATCGTCCGGTCTGTTGCACCCTCCAGCTTGACCGTCTCGATCTTGAGCGGGTCCAGCCCATCAATCCGGCAAGGCACAGTCTCAATCGCCCAGGTGGTGCTGCTGCGATACTCGACATCGACGCCGGAGAAGTCATTCGGGCCGGGCGTGACAAATCCCACTTTCAGCTCTTCGGTCATGACGTGCGGCAGGATCATGCCCTTCGGTGCCTGGATGCCTTCGCGTACTGCGCTGATCAGCCCGCCGGATAGGGTCAGATGCCCCATGCCGGCTCGGAATATCATTTGCAGGACATCGCGGGCGGTGCTGCGCTTCTCGAATGAGTAATTGAACGTTTCGCTCCGGGGCGTCCAGAAGGCTGTCTGCAGGGTGGCGAGTTGATCTGTGTCCACCTTTCCGGCTTCTATCGGCAAGCTGCCAGTGACAGCCAGAGCCGCCCCAGCAATCGAGCCCGCCGGGTATCCGCCGTATGAGCCTGACGCCACAAGATTGACCTTGCGGTCTGACTGAGCGGAAAGCCGGTCACCGGTGCGGACGGTGATACCCCAGGTAGTGACGCCCGCATAGCTGTTCGGGCGAGACTGCAACCTTGAACGAAGGCCGTACCAGTGGCACGTATCGCGCACCTGGCCGCCGCTCTCGGGGCGCTCCCTGCGAAGCCTGACTTGCGGTCGCATTGGATAGGGCAGTTCGGCAGACCGGGTGAATCCAATCGCGTCGGGAGTGGATTCTGAAAAGATCTCGCGAATCGAGGTCCACGCCCCGCCAATATCGGCATCGCGCCACTCGGTCACAAAGGCCTCATGCTCTGCCCGGCGCTTGCCCTCCTTGTTGTAGCGGGCCATGCCTGCCGGGAAGTACAGGTCGTATTCGATCAGGTCGGTCAGCTCGCCTTCAGGGCAGGCATTGAACGGCCCGAGCCAGTTAATGCCGACCTCGTCCGACGCCATCTGGTAATCAAGCACGGTGCGAGCGTTGAATCCCGCCCAGCCAGTATCGGTCGTGGCGGTATCAGTCAGGCGCTCGACAGTGACCGTTAGGCCGTCGATATCGGTGATGCGGTACTGATTGCCGCGATAGCCCAAAGATAGCCGTTGCTGCCCGGTGGCGAGCCCCACGAACGACGTGTCATCGGGATACTTGAGCGTGATGAATGCTTGCGCTTCCGGGGTGCCGCCGCTCGATGCGGTGCCCACCACATAGGTCGGGCCAATCCCAAACACCGCAACCGGTGCGCTCGACTGGCTCAGGGTGCCGCCCTGGTAGGGGCTCGCTGGCTCAACAATCCGCAGCCGACCTGAACTGTCCTGCGCTACCAGCCCGCTGCCTGATAGCTGCGCAGTGATCTCGGCAACCAGGCCGGACATATTGATGTAATCGGCAGCCAGGGAAATGGTCCGGTCTACGCCCTGAAAGCTGACAACCCATGTTTCGGTATCGACGGAAAAGTCATAAGTGGTCGGCGCAGCGCTGGCCAGGACAGATGACGGCTCACCACCCACGCCGGGCGTCGGCGCGACATAGGGCGAATAAGTAGCGACCACCAAATCATAATCTTCCGTGCCGACACTCAGCGCCACCTTCATACCGGCGAACGGCGCCAGATCATCCAGCGGCCCTGCGATGCGGGTATAGCCCGACACTTCCGACACAGTGTAATTGTTCGGCGTCTCGATGATGACGATGGTTCCGGTATCCCATATCTCAGGGATTTCCGGGTCTTCGCCAGCCAGGGCAACGCTCAGGCCGCCCAGCACCAGGGCATCAGCAATGACTGCCGAGCCGCTTGGCGCCGTCGAATTCGTGTTCAAGCCCGCGGTACCGGCGTCAGTACCGCCCACCTCCCCCACGATGAACCAGTTATCGAACCGGCTGTCCGCGCTCACGTCCGCACCAGGGGCATAGACGGTATCGCTGATATCCACGCCAAACGCTGCGAACGGCGTCTCGCCGATCTTCTTGCTGCTGTTATTGATGACCAGATTCCCGGCACCAATCATCAGCGCCATGGAAGTCTCGAGCTTGCGCTTATCGACGAACCGGCTCACGGGCTGGACAAGGTAGTCCGGGTACACGCGATCAGTGCCGAGGATCTGGCGCACCGGCTGGCCCAGCTTCACAGAGTTAGCCTTGGCGCCGTTCAGCTCGATCTTGTCGCCTTGCTGCTGGGCCTCTGGCGTATCGACCGCCATTGAAGTCATCAGATAGCCGACAGCCAGCGCGGCCACAGTGAAGGCGGCTATGGCAAACACGCCCATCGGCACCGGATACACGCGGACATCGGACTCGGCGGTGATCGCATGGCAGTACCACTGGTGCGGATGTATCGCTACGCCGTCAACGTCAATGCTGATCGGTTGTTCAAGGTCAGCCCGGTAGTCGGCAATATTCGCAGTCAGCCAGGCGCCCAGCGTCGTGGTGCCGTGATGATGCGTCTCAAGCGGTTCGCCGGGCAGTCGTGAAGGATAGATGCGGATCAACGGTAATACTCCACTTTCACGAAACGGCGCTCGAACCGGCGCAGGGGCAAACAGGTAGTACCGCGCCGGGCGTTGATCTCAAGCGCGTGCAGCAGGCCGTCACACTCGACTACCACTGCGACATGGACGAGGAAGCCGCCGCAGTAGCAGCAGGCCACGGCGCCCTGTTCAGGCTCGCAGCGCTCCAGCTTGCGCACGAAGTCAGTACCTACGTTGTGCAGGCCGTCATTGTGTTTGGTCACGCCACCCCAATCCGGCCAGGCATCAAGGCCCAGATCCTCACGAACGAGCAGGACCAGGCCGTAGCAGTCGATCTGCGGCCACGACCGTCCGCCCTCGACGTAAGTGGCGCCGAGGTAGTGATTCACGTCGATCATGCGATGTACCTATTGCCTGGGAATTTCTGCAAGGTCCATATTTCGCGGGGCCATGCGGTTTTGAGCAGGTCGAAGTAGCCGGCGACAACGTCAACTTGCGTCGCGGTCCACTGGCCATCTTTGACATCCAGCCACACGGGCTGCTCGGTCGGGGCGGTTACGTCCGTGTCCAAAAACGATCGATAGGCCAGACGGCATTGCCGCTTCTCGCGCAGTACGGTCTGGATGTATTCGCTGATCTCGCCGGTGATGTTGCACAGCGCGAACTTGAGATCCTGGGTGCCGTCGCCGTTTCGAGCAGGCAAGGCCAGAGCCATGCCGCAGGCGATGAACGTCACTGTCTCGCCCGTCTCCAGGGTCGCAACCACGTCATCCCAGCCATCGGTCAGGTAGTGCGTCACAACGCCATCTGTGATCTGGAGCGTCGGGATCTCAATCTCAGTGCCGCCGCTGGCGTAGAGCCTGTTCAGGATCGTCATGCTTCGGATGGCCTCGCCAGAAACGAAAAACCCCGGCGGATGCCAGGGCTGAAATTTGGGGCAATAAAAAACCCGCCGAAGCGGGTCATTGTGGTGCTGTCGGTCGTTCAGCTCGATTTCGCGTAGATCGAATCCATTAGCGCTCTGCGCGATCCCTGCCACACATGCCACATCCTTTCTGTATCGCCTGAGTCGTAGCACTCATCTGTGCGCGGAAAGCTGTGAAGGCTGTATTCGTCGCGCATGAACTGCTCGAACTGCTTGCGCATGGGATCAGGCGAATAAAGCGGGCTAGGTGGTGGATTGTATTCGACGCGCGGCCATTTAAGAGGCAAGCGCTGGCTTAGTATGGCCACGCCTCGCTTCATATATCGAAGTGTGAACGGCCCGTGACTCGCATCAAATGGACCGGGGCCGTCCTCATTGGTCTCATGAACCGTAACCTCGCCGCCATGAAGCTTTTTCATCATGTCGTGCGGATCATCCGCCTCGACCTTTATCTCTCCCGAACCAGTCGGGCTCAGGGTGAACGAAGCGGATAAAAAAATCTCTCCGCCGGCCTTTACGTCTCTTAAGTGGTTCGCGAACAAATACGGCTTTTCTCGCCCTTCGATCTTGACGGAGGCCAGAGTAATCAAACTTCTTGGCCCGCCCATCTCGCTTAATATGCTCATATCGAATACCTCTTTCCGATGCCTCTAATGGGTTGTGGCAGGCGCTGAGGTAAACGCTTTTCGGGTGTACGGCCCTAGCCACAATTCAATATAACCGACGCTTATGCTTCGGGCCAATCAGAGTTGATGGCCTTGTCGATCTCGGCCATGTAGAGCATGAATTGGGGGGCGTATAGGGCCCAGTTGCCTTTAAGGATTGGCTTCTCGAATAGCTCGAGCGTTGCGGTGAAGCGCCAGTAATGGGCGTCGAGCGTCGGGCCTTCGTAGCTACCGACGAACCGGCACCGGTATAGCTGGATGCCCTGCGGCGTTTTCAGGCTCATCTCGAACCATTCCACACCAGAGATCAGCACATCTTCATACCAGCTTTCAAACAGCTGGGCCTGAGTGTTGGTCATCAGCCAGCGGACCGACGAGAAGGTCGGAGTGCTCAGATACCGCCGGCGCTGACGGGCGCGGCCGGTGATCATTTCCGTGCGGATCTTGCTGTCTACTGGCGAAAAGTCATAGCCATCGCGCAGAGGCAGCGGCAGGCCTTCGGGGTACTGGATCATCTGCCTACCCTCTTCATCCCGAATGATTCTTGTATGGCCTTACTGGCTGCGCCGCCTTGGCGGATGTTGGCCACGAACACATCGAGCATCTGCTTGCCGTCCGGGCCTTGCCGGCTTTGCGACTGGCCGGCGCGGCTTGCGTCTTCGATCAGGTTGACTATCGGAGCGCCGCCGCCGCCCTTGCCTACTTGGTCAAGGGTGCGGTCAAGTTTCGCACTCGTTTCGGCAGTGGTTACCCGCTCGCCTTTTTTGAGGTTCCAGGTTCCATCAGAAGGCACCGACATGATGCCGTCATGCGCCTGGCCGTCCAGGCCGATACTTCGGATTGACGCTGCTTGCGCCACCTGCGCGGCAGCCGCTGCAACGCCTGCAGCAGGCGCCAGGGCGGGGCCGATGATGGGTATACCGACAACTGCGGCAAAGGCGTCCGAATACGACTTCGGGATGTTCATCATCGCCTTGGCGACGGCATAGCCTTTCTCGAGCGCAAACGCCGCCTTATAGAGCTTGGAGTTTTCACCGAAGAATGCTTTCGCAGCACCGGCCATGTTCCCAAAGAACTCTTCGCCCGCGGCAAGCTGGGTCATCTGCCGCGCGCGCTCGATCTCTGCAAGGCGCTCTTCATGCTCAGCCTTGAGCGCCAGCTCCTGCTCGTCCCACTGCTCGGTCAGATCCGAACGCTCTGCCCGGTAATCTTCAAGCATGGATAGCTGAGTGTCGTACCACTCCTGCAGCTTCTCTTGTGCCTCGTCGATCTTGGCCAGCTCGCCTGCAGGCCCGCCAATGGAAGGGTCGAGACCTGCATAATCCGGGGCGTCCTGAAAACTTTCGTCGGCCACCCTGCTCGCCGTTTCGTTGCGCTGCGCGTCAGTCAGCCCGGACATCGCATCCATGATCGCCAGGCGCTCGCGCATCTGATCGGCAAGCACTTCCTCGTCAGTGCGCAGGTCCCTGAGCAGGTCCGCATAATCCTCATGCGCTTTCTTTGTTGCTTCCAGGCCTTCGACTGTCTGAACAAGCGATCGAGCGTAGGTCAGCTGGGAATCGGTGGCGCCGTCCTGCTCCAGGGTATACAGCTTGATCTCGCTGGATGACATGCCCCACGTGTCAGCGGCAACCTCAAGCGCGGTGATTTGTTTCTGGATGGCGGCCGCTGACTTCTCGGCCTCTTTTTCGGCGGCGTCGAAGTCCTTGCCCAGTGCGCGGAACTCGCCGCCAGCTTGGCCGGCAGCCTCCCGAGCCTGACGCAGGAACTCCGCGATCTTGTTGACCGGGCTGTCGGTGGCTGATCCCTCCTCGCCTACCGAAGTGATCCGGGTGATGATGGCGGTCCATTCGTCCGCAGTCTCGCCCCAGCCGTCCAGCGCTTCCTGTGCTGCCTGGTTATCCTCACCCATGCCGCGGATCATGTCCTTGGCCATCCAGAAAGGATTAACGGCGTCGTACCAGCTGCGGTCGGCTGCTGCTTCCTTGGTAGCAGCAACTATCCCGCCGATGCCCTTGCCCACCAGATCAAAGGCCGCGGCGGTGCCCACGGCAGTCATGGCGGCACCCTTGAGGATGCCGGCCAGCTTCTCACCGATATCAGCGGCAAGATGCCCTTCAACCGTTACGCCCGCGAGCTCAGTAGCGAGCCCGGAAAGCGTCGGCAGCATGGCTTCGGCGATCTGGTTTTTAAGCCCGCGCGATGCCTGTTCAGTAATGTAAAGTGCGGCGCCCATCTGCTCAGATGCGGTAATGGTCTCGCCGTTGAGGATTGAGCCCAGACGCTCTGCCTGGTCGCCGAGCAGTTCAAAGCCGGCGCCGTTATCTCTCAACAAAGGCAGGAGCATGAGCGCTTCGGACGCGATAGCTTCCATGTAGAACGTCATATCGTTCTGCGATACGTTCGCCTTCTCAAGGCTGTCAACGTATAGCTGCAGGGCGTCAGGCCCGGACAGCTTGCGGAACATGTCGGCAGTCACGCCAATCTGTGGCGCGACCTGTTCAAAGAAGTCAGCGAGCGGGCCGGCCCCGGTCTGCATGAAGTCGCCAAGTTTATCGTTGGTGTCTTTGTAGATGGCGCCTAGCTTGTCCTGTTCGACACCCAGCAGCTTGGCGCCGGCTGCATTACGCTGGAACTCAAGAGTGGATATATTTGAAGCCTGAGCCAGCCGGCTAACTTCGTTAGCGGTCTTGACGGTCGATACCACCATGGCAGCGGTGGCCACTGTTACTGCTGCGCTGGCGATGTTAAAGCCCCGGCCTATAGCCTTTACATCCTTCTCGACCTGCTTGCGCCACTTGGCCGACTTGCGCTCTGCGGCGTCCATGCCTTGGACAAAACCGCCCGTGCGAGCAATCAGGTCAAGCGTCAGCGTGCCGAGTGACTTGCTCATTCAATAAACTCCAGACAATAAAAAACCCGCCGAAGCGGGTCTTGTTGGTGTTGGCTTAATCTAAAAGCCTGGGTAGTCGCTGACATCGAACTCAAACGCATGAGTACCTTGCCGGTAAAACTCGATCCCGATGCGGATCTTGCCGCCGCGACTGACAATCGCCTGTAGCTGCTCTGCATCCCTGACGAACATCGTGTCGCTGCGATTCGTTGATGTTTCGAGACCCGTCCAGCGCTGAACCTCTCCGTCGCCCACACGTAGGCTGAAATTGCACGACAGCGAACTGCACTGCATCTGGCCTTCATCAATCCGAAGGTACGCATCTAGCGCGCCATCGGCGCCTTTCCGGAATATCAGGTACAGCCGCGATCCGCCCGGTACTCGGTAGGGACGCTCGAAGACGGCTGTATTCTCGGATGCCGCCGCCAGTGTGCGCATGACTTCATCCGTCATGGCGTCGGAGTATTGCCCCGCGATCCAGTTTGGCGCTGCAACGTGGGTCGCTGACTCCTGCCTGGCTGGCTTTGATACTGAAATCGGCTCAGGCGCAGGCCGCTTTTCGCGTCCGCACGAAGCAGCGACCGCGAGAATGATCAGACCCAGTATCAGCCACGTCCCTGCGCTGGTCCGCTTTGGCTGTTTTGCCCCGCAGTGCGGGCATGCCTCGGCCTTGGTGGATAGCTCGCCGCCGCATTCCTTGCATTTCTTAATACTCATCGCTTCCCCGTCCTTATGGTTTTTGCGGAGTATAGCTGATCATTTTGGCGCGGCGCTCTTCGCAATAGCTCCCAGCAGTCCGAACGCCTCTTCGATCGTTGCTTCCTGCTCTGGCGGCTTATCGGTGTATGGCGAGAAGTCGGCGATCTCGAACTTCTCACCGCCACCCCTGGTATTAAGATGGACGCAAAGCATTCGCGATGCCGCCTCATCCGCTCTCATGCCAAGATTCAGCGAGCCCCGAAGAGCCCGGTAACGGCGCCACAGGAACGCCTCTTGATAGCTCAGCCTTTGCTGGGCTTCTGCGATCGAGCGCCCGCCGATGCCGTTGAGGACGAGCTCACACCAGAATTCCTCTTCCGGGGTGACTTCTTCGCCTGCGGCTTTCCCAGGCCAGTCACCTCGCCGATGGCGCTTAGAAGAGCAACGGTAAGCCCGCTGCAGATCGGTCCTCGCTCAGGGTCAGCCTCGCCGGTCACGTCCGCTACCGTGAAAACCGATTTGCCGTTCTCGTCACAGATATGGGCGGCGATTCGGCCAGCGACCGCATCCGACTTGTTTGTGCCAGCAGCGAAGCTGTTGATGGTCGAATGGTAAGAGGCCGGGCGCACATAGGTCGTGGCCTTGATCTCCTTGCCATCCTGCATCCAGGTAATGTCCTTGCGGACCGGGACGCCGGTAAAGGCGCCCAGATCCTTGAGACTGT